CGTCCCACCTGTATTTATATTGACAGTATCAGATCCAAAATTTATTCCTGTATTACTATCCGTTCCTGTAACCGCTGGTGCGGAGGCTGATCCATCAACCCCAGAAATACCAGTAGTGCCGTTAATGTTTAAAGCCATAATTAAACTACCGTATAGACTGAACCGCTAGGTATCGTGAGCGTCACGCCTGTATTTATTGTAATCGGTCCAAAGCTACCAGCATTACAAGTAGATCCAAATGTAGTTCCGATTGTGTAGTTAGTTGTAATTGTTGTTCCATTCTCTATTATCACCTTGTCAGACCCACCACCAGTAGCTCCAGATGGTGCATCAACATAAGAGAGCACACCAGCTCCATTTGTTGATAAGAGTTGTCCTGAAGATCCTGTAGATGTTGGGAACTGTGCAACTTTTGTTCCATTAGCAACAATACCAATCTGTCCAGAACTTACTCTGAAGAAACCAGTGTCGGTGTCTGAGGAGAAGGTAATACTGGGAACTGAGGTTGTGCCATCAGGAAATGTACCACCAGCATTTAAATAATCTGCACCTGCAAAGATAACTCCAAAGAAAGCTTCACCTGAAGCTGGAGCAGAACTAAAAACTATATTTGTTCCTGATAATCTAAATCCTGTTGATCCAGAAGAATCAGGTTCCTGGATTACACCACCAACAGATATTAATAATTGTGTTTCATATTTTGGAAATGGAGTAGGTGCAACTCCTCCTACTAATAAAGAAAATGAAGTAGTGCTTCCATTAAACGAACTTGAAATATCATCAATAGTTTTGTAATCAGTATTTGACCTTAAATTATTACCTATATACGGCATGATTACTGAAATCTTTTATATGCTTCTTCTATTTTACAGAGGCTAATTTTTGAAAATTATTACTAATTTTTTAAAAAATTTAACTATTAGGTCCTTTTGTTGATGGTTGAGTCGGCCAAACAACATCGTCAGGAGTTTTATCTTTATAAGTCTGAGGAATATCTCTTATAACTTGTCTATATGCAGCCCATTGAGCCTGATCTACAGTTGCTCCAGTTGTCATTGTCCAATCTGTATCTTTTAATATTTGATCTCTTGTAGCTCTAATATCATCCCAAGTTAATGTATCATCAACAGCTTCGGCTGTGTTTCCCTCTGCTACCCATGCAAGGTACTCTTGGTATTCTGTGTTTGCTTCGTCAAATGGAATAGAAGAAATTACATCTCCATCTGTTTTTTGAATAGCTTGTCTTGGTAATCCATTTTCATAATCTGGATAAAGTTTGTAAGAAATTGCCATAATTAAATCTCCGAACTAAAATTTAATTCACCATTATCTGCTCTAAATTCTAACTGACCACCTTGTCCAGCAGTCATACTGCTTGTACCTATATCTAAACACATTCGACTTGGATTGCTTGTAGTTGGTGCTCCTCCATTTGCAAATCCACTGATATTAAAAGAAGCACTGTCATCAGACGAATCAAAAACCATAGCTGTTGCTGTTCCTGAAAATGTAGGTAAAGCTCTCATAGGAACTGGAAATTGAACCATAGCTCGAAGGCTAGATGTAGAATTTGCGTAAGCAGCAATACCTGATCTGCTACCATTATTTCCAGTGATATTAAAAAAGTATCTCTGACATAAAGCAAGCTCCTGACCGAATGACCTATGCTCAAAATCTGTTGCCAAACTGCCTACTTCTAATTGAACTCCTGTAATTTCAAATGTCGCATCATCTGTTGTATACCATGTTGTAGTATTATCTGGTGTTCTTGTTCCACTTGCATAAGCAGCCCAAGCATTTAAAGTTACACCTGAATCTGTAAAATTTGTACCACGAAACATCATCCATTCTATATCTATACCTTTATCCGCATTATTATCAAATTGTAAATTAGAATTACCAGGAATTGTTTTTGTAATCTTTGTCCAAGTATCAGCAGTTAAAGAACCTGTTTCAAATGGATAATTCTGTGATGTTCCATCTGTGGTAGTTAATCTTCCATAAAAATTTTGAGCAACACTAGATTTAACCCAAAAAGATAATGTTATATAACTAGAACTAGAAACATAATTCCAACCACTATTAGCTAAATCCTGTGCCTCTAATTTATACCCTAGTACGATTGCATCACCAGCACCAGCACCACCTGTTTGGTTTCCGTTTGTAATTCTAAATGCTTTTCTAAAGCCAGAAGTATATGGTGTAGTACCACTCGCAACATCAACTTGAGCAAAAGTAGGTGCTTCATCTGTACCACTTCCTGTATGTCTAAATCTATCAACAGTGTGATAACCAGTAGAAGTAGATGACGTACCACGTTGAGCCACTTGCATAGCTCCATTAATTATTAAATTTTTAGTCGTACCAATCTTCTTAGTGGTTGCTGTATTAAGTCTTTCTAATCCAACTTGATTAAGAGCCATTTGTTATACCTCCTTAAGTTTGTTCTAGATAACTTACAGTCACATCTAAAGCACTTGCTGTACCAGCCCTCACTCTTAAAATATCATTAGCTTCCATAATTACTTTTGATCCACTTATAAGTTCTAAAGAACTTCCTGCTGGAACTGGAGCATTTCTTATAAGGTGAACATCATCACCACCCGTTACAAGAAAAACATCAACTTGAGCACTGGCTCCTGTTGTATTTGAAACAAGGACACTGAGAAGAACAATAGTTGCACTTCCTCCACATGTTACGACATTCGTATTAGTGCTACTAACAGCATCTGTTACGACATTAGTTTTTGTGTCACTTTTGAAGGTATTTGCCATATCAGCCTAGAGCTATTATTAATGCAAGTTGGTCAGTAGAATCAAATGCTCCACTTACAGTCAACGCACCTGTTACGGTTAAGTTGCCTGGTATTGAGACTGATCCATTAGAATCTATTGTAAGACGGCTAACTCCTCCAGTTACTAAAGAAATATTATCTGCAGAGGGACTTATTAAACCTGTATTAGCATCTCCTTGAAATTTTAGGCTACAATTAGTAACAGATCCTAATGCTAAAGCAGAATTAGATCCGTCTTGTCTTAATAATGGAAAGCCTCCATTAGTAATTGCATCATGTATTACAACAGTTTTTAACGAGGTATCTACTGTGACTTCACCATCAGCACCTTTAAATCCTGAGTGCTCTGCTGTTGTTCCTCTTCTAAATTGAACTTGGGTTGACATAATACTATCCTAAAGCCACTGCTATTGCGGTAGCAAAGCTCTCCGTTGCAAAAGCAGTCGGCATATTAATTGTAACTTTGTTACCTGTTGCAGCTGTTGTAATGTTTGTTCCTCCTTCTATATCTAAAACTTCTGAATTTAAATCAATAGCAATAGTTCCAGAATCGGCTTCAATGTCTAAGTCTTCAGCTGTAATCTGAGTATTTACATAGGCTTGAGTCGCTATAGTTCCATCTGCATCTGGGAAGGTTAATGTTCGTGTTTGACCACCTGTAATAGAGGCAGCACTAAAAGCTCCAATTTTTGTATTATCTGAATTATTTCGAATTCTAAATCCACTGTCATTTGTTACGACGGCAGTAGAAGTTATTGAAGCTAATCCAGTAAATGTTGTTGCACTACCTCCAAGAGCAATTCCAGTGCTTCCAATAGTTAATGAACTATTAGCTAAATTACTATTCGCAATTGAAGATGCAGTGGTAAGTACTGTTCCTGTTTCAGCTGGGAGAGTTATGGTTACATCAGCAGTCGATGCAGGTCCTACAAGAGTTGCAGAGTTTGTTCCATTATCAGTATCTTCTTTAAAAATTATGCTCCCAGCACTAGATGAAGATCCTGTAAGAACTGGAGCAGTTAAACTTTTATTTGTTAAAGTCTCTGTTCCTGTTGTAGAGACTAAGGTGGCGTTTGAAACAGCAGTATTAAATTGAGCAAAGGTTCCAGTTAATGTATTATTTGCTAAATTTACAGATTTATTTGTAAGAGTTTCAGATCCTGTAGTAGAAACAAGAGTTGCGTCAGTAACAGCAGTATTGAACTGGGCAAGAGTTCCCGATATTGTATTTGATCCAAGAGCTAAAGTTTTATTTGTAAGAGTTACAGAATTATTTAAAGTGACTGGATAGACAATGTCACTTGTTAGAGCAACAGTTCCTCCGTTGTCGGGAAAAGTTATAGTGCGGTCTGCAGTTGGATCAGTAACTGCTAAAGTTGTTTCAAAATTATTAGCTGTAGCTCCTTCAAAAACTATCTGTCCACTAGCAATTGTTATTGCATTTGCAGCATCAGCAATGCCAGATATTAATGTAGTCGAGGTTAAAGATGTTAATCCTGTAAATGTACCTTGTGTAGCTCCAAGTGCAACGGCAGTGCTTCCAATCGTTATATCATCATTTGCTAATTGAGAATTAGGTATCGCACTAGTTCCAAGAACCCCAGTTGATGAGTTATATGTTAAACCTGAACCACCAGCAACACTGACTGCACCTCTAGCTCTTGTATTTGTAAAATATTGATTTGAACCCTCACTTAAATCTGAGGTACTATTTCCAGCAAAATCTAATTTATCAGAAGAAGAATTTAACTCCTGAAAAAGACCAGAAACAAGTACTAATGCCTTCCTAGTTGCCATTTAATATCTCGATCAAGCTCTATGGGAAGAACTTATTTATATTTATTTTACGACTACCAAATATCAGGAAAGAAGTATTTCAGGTTCTACTTTAATTACAAATTGTGCAGTAGTTCCTGCTTCTCCTACAGGCACTACGAAATGTCCAGATGTTGTAGGAGCTGTTTCAACTATACCTCCAGCACTAAAAGGAGATAAAAAATATCTATTTCCTGTATTTAATCCAGAAGTTGCTATAACTCCTCTTACTATTGCACGGACTTCTTGACCAGCAGTTTGCGTCGTTTCAGCAAAGCCAGCTACCTTAGCTTTTTCTCTGGTATCGTTAGCAATAGCTTTTCCTAATTTTCCATCACTATCTCTACAAAATAAAGCTTCCCCTTGATTAACATTTTCAAAACATTCAGCTCTATACCCAACTACTTTAAAAACTATTTGGTTAGGCATAGTAGACCTTAGATCTTGTAGAGAACCTACAAATCCTACATAATTAGAAGAGTAGGGCTGGTTTACATCAACACTAGACATTATCTTAAAAGAATTGGTGGCTCAGGTTGTATTGCAAACTCTGTTGCGGTAACACTCTCTCCAACTCTTACTACTGCTTGACCAGCACTTGATGGAGCAGTCGTAGTTATAGCACCTGCGGTAGTAGGTGAAAGAAAATGTAAATCTCCTGCATTTAAACTTGAAAAAGTTTTGATACCAATAACCACAACTTTTATTGTTGCTCCTGAAATTCCAGCGGTATTTGCAAAGCCAACCACTGTAGCATTTTCTAAAGTACCATCCGCTGCACTAGCTTTCCCTACTTTACCGTCGGAAGTCCTAATAAATAATGCATCTCCGTCTGCAACGGCTTCAAATGTTTCAGCGTCAAATCCAATTTGTAAAGGAGCAAATGTCGGAAAACCTTCTTTTAAATCAATAATTGCATCGGTTAAACCTCTGAAATTTGGCTCGTAAGGTGAACGAGTCATTGTAAAACTATTACCTGTCATTAAGTCAACTAAAACAGTAATAGCACCTTCTATATTTGGTTCGTACCCTGTAGCCATAATATTTGCATATAATTATCTATTTTAAACTGTGCCTACTATTATAATTAAGGTATGGAACCTCAAGTTATTGCAGCTATTATTTCAGGTAGTATTGGAGCCTTTGCTGGTATAACTAGGGCTTTGGGAAATTTTAATAAAAAATTAGACAGAAGATTTGAAAATGTCGAAAAAAACGTAGAAAAATTAAAATATGAAGTTTTACATGATTATGTATTAAAAGAAGATTTTTTAAGAGAAATGCAAGCAGTTCATAGTAAATTAGATAGAATTTTAGATCATTTACTAAATAAATAATTAAACTGCCTGCCAGTTACCAAGTGCAGACAAATATATTTTTAAAGATCCACCTGCGTTTGTGTCCCAAACTAATTGTCCATTTACAGGATTAGCAGGTAATCCAGCAGAAACAGATGCAACTGCTTTGACAATTTGGAATGCAGAACCATCGTGAACTTTAAATATATGTGTACTAGCTGTATCTAACCAAGTTTCACCTTTACTAGATGATGTAAATCCAGCAGGGGAACTATTAGGTGCAGTAGATCCAATATGAACAGGACCAACTTTAATTAAACCTGTACTAGGAGATGCAGTATTATCTGCAAAGAATAAACCTGGACTTACATTATTGTTATTTACCGCTAATTCACCAGCTCCTAATCTTATTGGGAAGGGTCTGTCATGTGCTGTGCTCGATCTACGAGATTGAATTTGTACTGCCATAATTAGACATTTATATATAGTCCTGCATCTACTACTGTATCTTGGGCAGTCTCTGGATTATATGTTCCAGCATCCATGTTGCTTGTATTAATTGAAGCATCTAATAATTCTCCGTTTATATAATCTCCAGCTTGTAATAATCCAGCTTCAAAAACATTAGTAAATTCTGATAATGGTTTATTTACAATTCCAAATTTTATATCATCTAAAACTGTTGGAGCTTTATTAAATAATTTATTCACCATTGCAATCATTCTGTTTGTAGTATTAAAAGCTTTACCTGATCTATTTAAACCACCTGTCTCATCTCTTTTTAAACTATCAGTCAATGTCATAGCAATAACAGATGGATCAAAATTAGCTACATCTTGAGGTAAATTAAAATCTCCCACAATATTCTTATTACCCTCCCATTTTGTTGACCGATTATATAAAGCAAAAATTTCCACTGCTTCTTGCATTTTTCTTTTTTCTTTTGCCCATCTCTTTTCCCAATTTTCTAATCCTTTTCCAATTGGTTTATCACTAGGTTCTAATAGCCAAGCTCCTACATACTCATGTTTTTTTAAATTTTCTACAGTTACATATCCACTAGTAGTCTGTGTAAATGGATAAACAACAGTAAAACTATTTGGATTAGGAATATCAGTAATCGTATATTCACCTGATATTGCATTTCCACTTGTAAAATTTAATTGAATTTTATCGTTTTTATTTAAATTATGGTTTTCAAAATCAACAGTAATATTAATTCCATTTTGATTGTATTTTGCAGCTAATTTTAGTGGTTCATTGCCTTCATCATGAAGTATTGACCACATAGCAGCGTAAATGTGCTTGCACCAACGTAGCTGATAATATTGCAAATTTTGAAAAGAATCTTGTTTTTCGTCTTCATATTCTGGTAACTCGTAAAAATTATTTATTGTGACATAACCTAAGTCTCTAAATACACCAGGCTCATCTCTTCTTTCATCTAAAGATCCATCATTTTGAATTATATTTCCAGGTTTCGTATCTCTAATTGAAGTTACAGGAAATCTTTCATGATTATTCTGACTAAATAAATCATAACTATCTCTTCTGGAAAAATCTTGACAAGAACAATTCCATCTTAATTCTGTAGTTAAAAACCTTCCTACTGCAAAACCTCTATGAGCAGGCACAGTTGTCTTAGCAATTGTATCTACAGTTTTTGCTCCATAACTATCTGCTTTCTGAAAAATGATCTCATTTGTAGTTGCGTCAGATCCAGTAACTGTATATCCAACATAATCGTCATATCTAAATCCTCTAATTAATCTAAATAAAGTTAAATTACCCGAAGTTGTTCCAGTAGGAATTGTGGTGAATTTAAATTGTGTAGGGCTAGTAACTTCGATTGTATATCTACCAGATATAACAGCTCCTGTACTTACATCAACAAACACTTTATTATCTGTAGATAGTCCATGAGCAGAATTACAAGTCACAGTAACTGTAGAACCTGATCTTGCATATGTTGAAGATATACCAGAGTCTCTTTCTACTATGCGATCTGCCATTCTTTCTCCAGCTAAGAAGGCAACTTCAGTTGGTAACGATCTTAGTTTTACTCTCACAAATCTCCAACGAGTATCATTAAATGCTGTAGAGTTGTGATAAATAACATTACCTGAAGTTGTTGCAGATCCTGATGCAGTTAAGGTAAAAGTATTCTGTGTCTTACTCACAATTGTTAGAGTCTCATCTGTCGCACTACCTGTAGATATATCTAAGTAAACATCATCACCAGGAAATAATCCATGATCATTTTTTGTTACTACCAAAGTTGTTCCATTTTGAGAATATGTAGCATTTACTTGAGGTGCTAAGTATCTGACATCTAATATTGGTAACCCAAAATCGTAAAAACTAAATCCATCTGTATCTCTCATCCCACATATGTGCTCACCTAATTCTTGATTAGTGGATGGAAAAGTAAATATTCTGGCAGGTATAAAAACTCCAGGAAACTGTTGAAAAGTAAAAAATAATCTATAGTCTCCTCTCTTATCTCTTTCTTTAGCAGTAGATCCTAATATCTGTTGCGTAAACGTATATAACTCATACCCTCTTCTCCATCTAGTCCATAAAGAATCTTGATTATAAAATTTAACTTCACTTTCTAATTCATATCCATCAGATCCTCTTGGATAAGTACTAGGTCGTTTTGGAATATTTTCAAAATTTTTAAAATTATTTTTTAATTCGAAATTTGATTTATCTTCGAATTTTTTAAATCCGAATGACATAATATTTAATAGAAACCGCCCTGTACGTTACAGTAGAATCCATTTGTCAAAGCAGTAGCACCACTAGCAGCTACATATAATGCTTGCCCTCTCTTCAACATTAAACCTCTTTGCTTTGGAGCAATTTCATTATTAGATCCAGCAAAATTTAAAGCTCCTGACTGTACTGTAGGATGATTAATTAAAGGTAATTTTTCTGTAAGTGTTGTACTTAATATTTGATTCTCCGATACTTGTGGAATACTTTGAGTAAATAAGGGGAAGAATTGATTAATGTTTGTAATTGTACCTGTACTAACAAGATAAAAACAAAAATCAACGGGTAAAGAGACATTAACATTTCCATTTGCTGCTGACTGAGATGGGACATCTACATCAAAAGTAGTAGATGTGAAATTTAACGTATCTTTAACTTCAAAAGTATCATCTTTTGGAACTACACCAGTGTTGTATGTAAGAAAATCTAAGAATACTTTTTGTCCAATTTCTAAATTATGTCCACCTGATAAAGTTACCGTACAGACTGTACCAGTTGCAGAATAAGTACCTTGAGTAGGAGTTACTGCATCAAGTTTTTGTATAGATCTCTTTGAGTATGTAAACCAAATTTCGTCAATATAAGCACCACTAATTGATGTATCTGTTAATGCAGAGTCAACATCAAATACTTTTGTTGCATTACCAACAGCGGTTGGAATTAAACTTGTTAAAAATGATTGTCCCGACGCAACTGTACATAGGGTTGAATTCGTTGCTGGGCGATCAACCATTAATGGTTGTTTGTTTGAACTACTACTTGCCACGTTATTTATTCATAGGACTTGTTTTAATTATATAGGAAGGCTTTTTACTTACCTTTCTTATCTTCTTTTTTATTTTTCATCATTTTAGACTTATCTAAAGCTTCTTTACGCTTTTCTTTATCAGACATTTCCTTGCCATCTTCTTTCTTTTTATTTTTATTTTTAAAATATTCTAATAATTGTGGTGGCATTTTACCTTTTTTGTCTGCCATTTAGTCTTCCTCCTCCCTATCAATTGGAATGTCTAAAGTTTGAGTAAATCGTTTAGGTAGATTAGTACCTTTCGTATAAGAAAAAGGTGCTTCATCTGGGCGAACAGCAAATAAATCTATTCGCTTTTCTCCTGCCATTCTAATACGTCTACCTTTGAAAGGACTGGCTTTCTGTCTCTCTCTTGGACTAATAACATCTCTATCTCTTTTTACACCTAAAGTATATCCAAGTTTTGTAGTAGGTAGAACCATAACTATCTATGACTTACTTCTAATAGTAATCTTGTTCCAACAGCTACATCTGCTGGTCCAGGCAGTGCTTGGATAAATTCTGCACCTTCTCTATTAAATCTATATCTTGCCTGAGCTGGATTTCTATAATTAGGAACGTATAAATGCATTGCTAATCTATCCGTTTCATAAATATAAATTTCTGTCCAAGTTTTTAAAGTTTCACGAAAATCTGAAGTTGCAACTGTTCTATCAACGTCACCAGCAATACTTTCAATTCTATTTCTTGGAACAGTATCATTATTAATACTTCCAGTCATGTCAGTTCTTTTCTCTGCTTCATCACAACGTCCTATTTGCTCAATAATTTTACTAACCCAAAAAGAATCTTGAACATTATTTAATGCTTCTTCTAATCTGGCTTGGTCACCAGCTGGTATTGAAGTTATGTTATAACCTAAATGCCAACGTACTTTTGATTGTATAAAGGTATCGAGCTTCATTCAAACAGGAAAATTTACCTGTTACTAGTCTACTCTCACTAAGTTTTCTTTAAATATCTCATCCCAATCAATACGCTTAATACCTCTAAGTTGTTCTAACTTTGTAAATCTTTCTCCAGATAAAGTTGTTTGCAAATCCTTTATATCTCTTGCAGTTTTTAAACCTACCCCTGGCAGAGCATCTGCAATTTGTCTTGCTCCAGCTGTATTTATATTTAATCTGGTATCTACAGGAAAAGTTTCTCTGTTAGATACTTTTGCATCTTTATCTCCACCTGCATTTAATTCTGCTTTTAATCTTTCTTCTGTTTTTATTTTTTCACTAGTAGCACCTACGCAAGGAATTAAATCTTCATCATTTACATATTCCGTTTCATCATTAGCATTTATGACCATAGAAACACCCTCTCCATGCTGAGATATCTTTTCTACTATGCCTCCAGTAATTTTGTGTTGATACAACATAATTTTTTAAAAATTCTTCTTTATTTAGAATAACTCAATAAATTTTTCTTGACAATGAAAAAGCGAGCCATAAAGACTCGCCTTTTTTTACTAATTCTAAAAATATGAATTATGAATCTGTTCCACCTACTTGAGAAGCAAAGTCGATGAAGGATGAAATATCACTCCATGCAACCTCTGCTGCTGGACGTAAGTAGTTAACACGACAAACTAAGTAAGCTGCTTTACCTGCAGTGATGTCATCTGCAGATATAGAAACACCATCACCATTAACAGAAGTATCTGTTATTGCGTTGACGTTGAACACCTTGAATGTTGTGTCAGCTGTAACCTTGTACATCATGGAGTTAGCTGCGTTAGCTGCAGTAATACCACCACCTGTGACTACTGTCCAGAAAGGTAGTTTTCCTGTTGTAACTGCACCTGTTCCTTGAGCAATAGTTGTGCCACTAAATGCTATTGAACTGGAAGCTGCTGCTAAACCATTTTGCTGAGTTGAAGGTACACCGAAAGGTGAACCACTGTTGTTAGGACCAAGAAGAAGAACTTCTGTGTTAGTTCCAACAAGATCAGCTGTAATAGGAGATGCTGGGAAAGAAGGAAGACCACCTGAAGGATCATCCTGAGCAAGAGCTATAGACGCACCATAAACATATGCTGGTCTAGCTGAGCTTGCTTTTACAACTAAAGTTGTACGATCATCTCTAACACGATCACTGACTCTTCTATCTGGAGAAGGTACAGTTATGTCAAAGCTCTTGAAACTAGCTTTATCAGCTGATGCATTATTGATTTTTACAAAACCAATTTGCTCAAAAGCTTCAACTCCAGGCCATCCCTTAACACCTTCATGGTTGAAGGATGATAAACGATTGATCTGATTACCTGGTTCTAGGATTGCTCCTGCATCACTCTTATAAGTTGCCATTAGTTAATACCCCTTATTCTGTGATTGTGAAGGCAGTGGTAATGAAGTCTTTATTCAAGTTTGCAAAACCAGCATAAAGCTGCCATATAAGAATAATGAATCTTGAGAAATCATCATTATTGTTAATTAAAACTTGAGCGTTAGGACCACCGATACCAACACCAATTGCTTGTGGACCAAAGAACAATCCTGCTGGAGTTGTCTTTGATACTGCACCGTTACCATCTCCAATATCGACCGTAATTGTCTTAGATGGGAAGTTTGTAGATTCGAAGAATCTTACTCCTTCAAACACGAATCCAGAAGGCATAACTGGTTCACCAGCTACGAACTGAGCTTGTCCATACTGTCCACCAGCATAGATTGCTTGGTTAGGAGCCATAGCACCCATTAAAGGTGAACCTTGACCCATTCCTGGATATCTTGCTATTTCACGGAAGCCTTGATCGGCTCTTAGATCTTTCATAAATGAAGGATCTGCTATACAACGATAATATCCGTCTGCGAATACAGGTACGTGACGTTTTCTTAGACTCTTAACTACCTCAAGAAGGTCAGTCTTAACATTGAACTTAAATCTTTCAGAAGCATATTCTGTTGCAGAATAAGCATTCAATGTTGTTGAGTTAGACTTTGTCTTTGTGTTTGGATAGTAATATCCACCCTGTGTATCAGATGAAGCACCACGAGATTCAGATTTGAATAACTCATCAATGAATACTCTGTCTCTCCATCTACGGTAATCGTCTAACAAGGTCAACGAACCAATTGATTGATGGAACATGTTTAAGTTTCCAGTATCAAGCAGTAAACGCTGAGCTGTCATTAGGGTTTCTCTAGCAATTTTGAATGTGCTAGGAAGAGTTGTATTATTAGGGTCAGCAGGACCTGTATATTCCCTAAGAGATACAAGCACCTTGTCCTTTACGATAGATCTGCTGTTTGCTGTGCCAATTGTCTGGTCTTGAGTCCTCTCTCTAGAGGTCTTAGTTCCAGGATTGCCAAAGAAACGATAGCGATCTAACTGAACGGTCTGACCTGGCTGTTTGGTAAAGTCATGTACAACCACAGGCTCGGAAGCCATTTCTACGATATACGCAGGATGAGGTCTATATAACTCAGCACCAAGCAGCTTCGGAAAATCGTTATCTATAAACATTTTTAGAAGTCAGCTACGTTTGCTGATAGCGAACACTTAATTGTGTTCATTTGAAACTGGAAAATAAATTCCATTACGTACAATTATACTTACCCTTAATAAACGAGATTATATAAGTTTTAATTAAACTATTGCGTTCTCTTGCTGACGTGATGTATAGCCGTTTGTCATATTACCCAGTGAATACTGTGCTGAAGGTACAACACCTATTCTATGCATTGGAGTTACATATCCATCCGCAGGTTGTAAATCAGGTTGACTCGCCATTGCCATCTGTTCTTCTATAGCTGCAGCTGCCATAAAATCTTCTGCCATTTTTTTAGCTTTTTTTGCTTTTGCGTGTTTCATTTACTTCTTTCCTTTCTTTGATTCTAAAGGAGGCTGACCTACAGGTAGTTGACTTAATCCAGCTGCTGGTAAATATTGTGCTAAAAACATTTGCTCATTTACACCAATCATATCTTGATTTCTTTCTGCAGCTCTTAGATTCTGAGGAACTAATAAACCATTAGCTGGTAAAGGAGATCCTGGTAAATTTAATTTTAAATATGAGGCATCTAAATCAGAAGGCATCTTTGCTCCTTCAACAATTCTTGTATCTCCTTCCTTCATTCTTATATTTGCATATTCATCTCTATTACCAGCCGCAACTTGAGACATAGTATCCATACCACCAAATCCTATTAACTGTGGAGAGCCTATAGCACCTCCTGCAGTTCCTATACTCTGTAAAAATTTATCTGCTTTTTCTGTAGCACTGGCTTTTTTGTGTTTCATAGTTAGAAAATAAAATGGGGTGAAATTTTAAAAATCACCCCTTTTTTTAATTATTCCATTACGAGAAGTTTCTCACGGAATACTTGTGGATTCTGCTGTGCAGCATTTAAGTATCTCCAAGCATTTTGTGGATCTCTATCGGCTGCTCCACCGAAATCTTTCCAGAAGTCCTGTGAATTTGTAGGAGCTTGTGGCTGTGGAGGAACAGGCATTTGAGGTCTAGCTGGAGCTTGAGCCTGAGCTTGTCCTTGTGCAGCAGCTGGGTTAGGTAGTTGCTGACCTGCAAAAGTTGGAGCAGCTGGTGCTTCATCTTCTACTGGATAAGGTCCATTCTCTCCAAAGAACTCACATGTATAATCTGCTAAAACATCTGGATCTGTAAGAATCTTTTCATATGCTTTATGCTCTGTTGACATCTCTTTTAATAAGCCTACTGCTTCTTGTAATTGCTGATTTGTCTGAATTAAAGAATCTTCAATCTGACAAGCATAGTTATTAAGGATTGCAGGAGCATCTGCACCAAAATGATTAATTACTTCAAGACTTTGCTCGCTTACCCCGTTGGCTAGGAGCTGGTCGTTGGTTATCTCCTGAGAAGTTTGGGAAGAGTTGTTGGAGTATGCCTGGCTGTTGTTGCTCGAAGGCATATAAGTCTGCTGACCCCCGTTGCTGTATGGGGTTGTTTGTTGGTATCCGTAATTGGCTTGGTCGGCTGCTGGAGTCACTGCTGACTGTTGACCCTGGAACGGGAATTGAACTGGTGAACTCAGGAGTCCCACTACCCTGTTGAATGCGTCCTTGTAAGGGTTCTCCGCTTGTGGAGTTGCCTGCTGTGTCTGGGGCTGATACTGCGTAGGGTTGTATTGGATCCCTTGTACCCCCATCTGGGCTTGAGCTACTGGAGCTGGAGCCTGTGTTGCCTGTGTTGGGGCTACCCATTGCTGGGAAGTCGCCACGGAAGGAGCTTGGGCTGCTTGAGGAGCCACGTAGCTGCTCTGCTGGGTCGGGGATGTCTGGGGTGCTGATTGGGTCTGCTGAGCGGTAGCGTCCTGCATAAGTTACCTCTTTTTGTAAACTTTCTAATGTTCGATATAAGAATGGAGTTAAGTCCAGTCTGGGGTCAGCTGCCATCGGTAAGTTAGGCTGCTGAGGATGTGGGGTTCGCATTTCCTGATTTATTAAGTCAATAAATGCGGAATATGCCCTTTGTACTTCACCTACCATTCTAAACGGAAAACCAGAAAGCATCGCTGCAATTTCGTCGTCAGTTTTTGAAGGAAATAAGTACTTCAGTGCTTCTATACTATCAACCCCCAATTCTTGAAGGTTTCTAGTGAAGATGGATTGATTGAGTTTATCTTGAGCTGTATCCTCATAAACAGGACCCATCCATCTCCAAAGAACTGTCCTGTCCCCATCAGGAGCTAGTCCTAATACTCCATCTGGAATTTCTCTTGTTTCTACTGCAGTATCAATAGCTTGTTGCAGTTTTTGTTCATATTTAATTTTTTGCTTTTCATACTTTTCTAAAGCTTTTGGATCTTCGTCATTTTCTGGTAATTGTGGATATTTTATTCCTGAAGTAAAAGCTAAGGATTTTCTGAAAATTTGTTCTTCTTGGAAAATAATTAATTCGAAAACTCTACAAATTCCATACTGGTAAATCTGTAAACATTTTTTCTTAGCTGTCGCACTTACACGACCATAAGCAGATTTAATTTCTGTAGCCGTTACGTTAGTAATACTTAAATCATCTATTCCTCCAAGAGCCAATCTAATCTCACTTCTAAGTTGTTCTGAAAATCTAGCTTGATCAGAACTAACAGCATTTGGAGTTATGAATCCTACTCTGTCAGATGGCTCTAAATTAGCGATAACTCTTGGAACTCTCATTCCACTACCTGGTCTTCCTGCATACCCTGGCTGTTGTCTTGTTATTGGATCTTGCTTATAAGTAGAACTAAATAGATCAACATTTGAAGCAAAACCTGATTGACTAGATATACTTGGTCTTTGTGCTGTTTCAGAGTCGCTTTCTACAATGTCTTGTTTTGGTCTAGATGATAGAAGAGTTGGATTACCAAAGAATGATAAGTTTGCTCTTATATTTTTTACCATCTCATCATGAGCAGTAATTTGATTAGCAATAAAATCAAACTCTCCTGAACCATCAGTTCCAAATGCGTCAGGATTATTAAACACTTCAACACATGGAATAAACTCCATCGTATTTTCTACAACTTTTTTATCAAAAGTCGCAAAATTTGTATTTTCCTGATCAAACTTTATTTCTTGTTCTGCATGATATTCTTCTATTTCTGTAGCAGTAATTTTTAATCTCATATATCTTTTATCTGTATTTAATCCCACTCCAGAAAAACCCTTTGAAGATTTAACCTTATATGGATAAATAATTACTACTTCCTCTAGCTCCCCTTCAGGAGAATAATATGTTCTATAAGAATCTTTATTAAACCAATAAATTCTATAAGATTTTTTAGTAGGTCTTATATAAAATAATCCTTTTCCATATGCTAAGAATCTATCCCATATTGCATCTAATCTTGCATCTAATTGATTAAACTTTATAACCTGCTGAATAAAATCAAATCTCTGTGTTCCAAAATTATCTTGTTGTGGATAAAACTCAACTCCCTGTCTTATACCAAACATCTTCATTTGGGATAAGTGAGAACTGACCAGCATCGTATCAGCTGATCCTTTACCGTCACGAGTAATGACGGACTTAATCATTTCATCAAGAACAGCTTTACTATTACTCTCCATTAATTAGATCCTTTTGCTATTGGTCAATGACATAACCAGCATGTAAACGCTTTAAAGTAATTACATCTCCTTCAACTTCAACATCAAACCTTTCATTTGGTTGAAGTGCCATGTCATGACATAGCTCATCAGGTAAAGAAATTACAGCTGAACCATAAGCATCTTGCTCAAGCTCAAGTTTGTAAAAAGTTGGTTCTGGCATTGTTAGTACTTCTAGTTTAAATCCTCAATACTCTAACTCAAGTTTTCCACGAGTCATTAACCCATTACATAGCCAAACTAAAGCGTCTACGCAATCATCATGTGAGCTAACCCCAAAATTGACTATCTCATCTGTTAGAGCACCAAACTTACGATACTTATTAAAAATAATTTTTCTTTGTTCAAAAAGTCCCATAATTCCACGAAATCTTGCAACTTTATCTCCTCGAAAACCTTTTACTGGATGCCAAATCAAATTATATAGACCTTGTTCTGTTTGACATATTCTTTTAAAGTCTGCTTCTAAGGAAGCTTGATAGGCAACTGCTTCAGACCATATATGTAATGAAGTTCCTGTAGGGAAATAATTTTTTCCATCTTTCATAATTACTCCCCACTCTTCCATCATTTCCATTAAAAGTTCTAATTTTTCTAAATTTCCCATCACCCTAACTCGTTTGCAATCTATAATATGGACTTTATCTTTTACTCGACCACCCATAACAAAAACTGTATAGTCATTTCTTTCTCTAACTCCAGCAGATAAATCTACTCCGACTCCTAAAGCATCAAAATCTGTAGATATAGTTCCCTTAACAATTAAATCTGGAGATAAAGATAATTCACTAGTTTGAACAACTTGATTCTGATATTGAAAACTAAAAGCTACTGGAGCAATTCTTCTTCTTTGACTTAAATAATCTAAAGACCACATGTCAGGCCAGTATGATATTTCTTCTCCTTCTTTATCTACAGTTATTGCAGATTGTACTATTTGTTTCCAACCATTAGCAGGAAGAAAAGTACTACTATGAATATCGTCATGTCTAAACCTAGTTCCTAAACAAATGGCTCTTGCACCTTCAAACATAGTAGGAACAATAACGGCATTCCAGTTATCTTCCATAGCTTGGCGAATATCTTTATTTTTAATATCATCAGCACTTTTTATTGCGTCATCAATTATGCAGAGATGAGATCTTTTTGATGTAACAGCACCTTTTAGTCCTGCACAACAAACACTAAATTCTTCTTCACCAGTAGATTTTATTCCTGCAAACTTCCAATCAATACTCCAATATTCATTTGAATTTATTCCTTTAGCAATTTTTACCATAGGAAAAATTTCTTTATAAACTTTACTTTCATCAATTATTCTTTTTATTGCTGCACTCTTTGGTCTAGCTACATCGACGGTGTATGAAATATATAAAATTTTTAAAGGCATTTTATTTAAAGCATGTATGCCAATAGACCATGCTGTATATAAGCCTAATACGGTAGATTTAGCAGATCCTCTAGGAGCCAGTATGTCAATATTGGGACCAGCAATACTTTTTAGACATTCACTATCATCTCCTGTGCAAAGATATTTGTGCCACTCAAGGTGGTGTTTCGCAGGAGGTTTTCCCCCTACAACATCACAAAAATATGCAAAATTTTTTCTAGCTTTTTCTACATCAACATTAGAAGTTTTCTTAACTACTTGTTGTTTTGCAGCTGCCCTGGCTGTACGCCTGTAGACACTGTAAATACTTGTACCTGCCATAAACGTAGCTTAGCGTACTTTTGCTTAAGATTCTTCCTGAAGAATTTTTGTCCAGACTCCCATTGATGCTTCCTGTAAAGGTCCTTCAATAGGATCATCTCTGAAGATAGATAACATCTCACGTAATGCTCTGTCAGCACCAGCTAAAATCAAGCCTTGTTTATCTTGTAAAATCTTTTTATCTTCTATTTGTTTTATAGCTCCACGTAATTCTTTTTGAAGCATCGCTATTCTTGCTGCACCCATATCCTGTTTAACAATTCCCATATCAATTGCATCACGTAATTTATTTATATCAATCTGCATATTATCTATTTCAGATTCTAGAACTACGTTAAAATTTCGTTTTTTAAATTCTTTCGTAGACCACTCGTTGCATTCCACAACTGTCCCTTGAAAACCTAAAAAACGGGAAAATAAATATATTTGTATTGGAGAACTTGCTTTTTTACAAAATTCAAGAAAGGATTCACGATCTTTGTTAGATAAAGTCTGAATCCATTTCTTCATGTTCTGTATTGGCTCTGAGCCTGTTCGAAATCTCTATTCTCTTTATAGCGACGGAACATCTCTCTTTGCAAGTCAGTTGTTCTTGTCTCACTACCTGTTTCTCTTATCCCTGCTCTCTGTTCTTCTCCCTCGACTCTTCTTGTGGCTCTCTGCTCAGAACCTGTTTCTCTTATCCCTGCTCTCTGTTCTTCTCCCTCGACTCTTCTTGTCGCTCTCTGCTCAGAACCAGTTTCACGAGTCAAAGCTCTATCTTGTTCTCCTGCTGTCTCTAATCCTCTTCTGTACTGTAAACCAGTTTCTGCAGTCTGGGCACGAGCCTCTTGACCAGCAACTCTTTGAAGAGCACGATTTTCCTCTGCTGTTTTAGCAACAGTCAATCGGTCTTCGGCAGCAGCAGCCTGACCACGACGTATATCCTGACCAGTAAAGAATTCTGCATTAGTTCTATCCAATTGAGCACCTAACTCCATATTCAATCTTTGCTGTTTTCCACTTACTTCATTTAAAGCAGATTGACTAGCAAGAGCTTGAGTTGGAACCTGCGTTGTTGGAGCAGGAGCTGGAGCTGGTGGTGGATATATTATCTGTGGTGGTGGTGGGGATCCTCCTCCCATCATGATGCTGTACCTCTCATAACTCTTTTATTTTAGATTAGCCAAATCGACGCTCCATTCCAAGACCTGCAAATCTTGTAGCAGCATCTTGCTGTGCAGCTAAAGCTTTAGCTTCCTCTGCAAAAGCAGAAGATGCCATTTGTTGTTGTGCTTGTTTTGATAACATTATGTTTTGAATGTTAGATGGCATCATTTCTCTAGCACCTAACATTGCCTTATCTAGTTCTAATCTTCTTTTAGCTGCATCCTCTAATAACCTTGTATAAATAGGCATTGAAACTGTATTTGAAACTAAAGTTTCTATTGCCTGTTCTCTTCTCTTCTTTCTATCTAATGGATCTATAACCTCTCTTCTTGAAAGTTCTTCGTCTATAGACTCTTTTCTAATCTCTTCTTTAGAGGGTAATTCTTTTGGAAAGGCTGTATCTAAAACATTCTCAGCTTTTTTTTGAAATCCTTGAGGTAATAAATATTTGGATAAATCATCTTGATCTATTGTTTTTGAAGTATCACTATAGCGACCTTCTCCTAAAATACCTAATTTATCAAAATCAGTAGTATCACGTAGTATTAAATCCGCAAAACTTGCTAAAGGTCTTAATAAATTTTTTGGTCTATTTTTATCTAATACTGTTCCTTTTTTTGTAGGATCTAAAAAACCACCCTGATAAAATTCAGTACCTTCTGGTAACTCTGAATGACCAAATTCTTTTTTTAATTGATTAAGAGTAAGACCATCAAAATCTTGTAAAGGAGTATCTAATCCAACTCCATAAAAATCTTTGATATCTTTAAGAGTTTTGAAATTTTTAGGTCTTTTTACGTTTTCGTCATCAATCTCAAAAGTTTGATTCACTCGTGCACCATTTGAGAAATCAGTTCCAGATAATGTATGCTTTGACATAATTAATAATTGTATCTAGCAGTTAGAGCCTGCCCAGCTTGCTGTGCAGCATTCATTCCCATATTAAGTCCAGCTCTCTGCATATTTTCAGTAAGGGCTGCATTTGTAAGAATATTCTGTTTAATACCAGCACTAGCCATGTCTCTAGCAAAATCATCTCTCTTAGCCTGTTCAGAGAATTTCCTTACTGTAGGAAGAAGTATATTTGTGGCATCTCTCAATGTCTCAGCATCTTTTACTGATCTTAATCTTCTACCTGCATCTAAACCTAAAGGACTTAGTACACTTAAAGGATCACCCATAGGAGATATACCTCCATACGGACCCATTCCTGGAGGTAGTGGAGTACCACCAGCTCCCATTCCTTCTCCTCCTGTTATTCCATATCCACCTAAACTTAATCCAGCTCTACCAGCAGTACCTGCTCCTCCTCCTAGAAGACCAGCTGTTGATCCTCCTGCAAGTGCTCCTATTCCAAGTGGAACAGCAGCTCTACCTAAAATTCCAGCAGCCGTAGCCCCGAAACCTTTAGAACCTGCCATTCTTGCTGCCTGTAATCCTGCTTTACCAGCTAAACCTGTTGTCACTCCTCCTAATCCAGCAGTTCCTAAAGCTCCAAGTCCGCCTCCAACTAAAGCTTGTCCTAAATTTCCACGACTTAAACCTGGTGCTGCTCCAGCTGCTATACCAGCTCCTCTAAGTAATAAAGGTAATTTGACTGCTCCTACCTTGGCTAGTAGTGGCATTAGTTTTCCTGCTAATGGTATTGCTGCAGCTGCTACTGGTGCTGGCATTTTATTAATCTAATAAATCTTGTTATAAATATTTTAAATTAACTATTCTTTGCTCTAATTATCTTGTAGTTCTTTTACGAAGTAAGCTACATCTGCTAAGTCATCTTTCACTAAATTCATATCTGTCAAACAATCAACATCATGCTTCAATCTCATATCGCAGAAAAATGCACTTGCTGCAGCTCCTGCTACTGGTCCTGCAATTTGAGATAATAATCCTGGACTTCCCTGCTGACCTGGTATTACAGTCATTGGGTTTGTAGGAGGTTGATATATTCCGAACCCTTCTGCCACAGGATTAAAACCACTTTCGAATTGACTCGAAAATTCAGCTACTTTATCGCTAACACTCTTTCCACCTTTATTTGTAAAATCAAAAGCATTAGGATTTTCATCAAAATAATCCGCCATATTACTTTTAAATCGACTTAAAAATGAACTGCTTCTTTTATTAGGATCTTCTACTTTTTGACCTGCTTTGTTAAAAAATGTTGTTGTATCAGAATCTGTATCGTAAGTGCTAAACCCACCTTGATCAAAATGAGGATAATCTGTATGTTTTGACATCTACTTAACCTTTTTCATAATTATAAAATTAGTAAGCACGAAGACCTGTTCCATATATGCTTCTAGCTATATCTTTTGCTTCTCTGTTTGTCACTTCTCCTGCCTCTACTAAAGCTTGTTCTGCTCTAGCATAATCTAGTAAAGATCCACCGTACTGAGCACCGGGTGTTCTAGCCTCTGCTCTTGCTCTCTCTAAAGCAAGGTCATGTCGGAACTGTTGTTCCTGTAAAGCTGATTTCATTAAAAATTGATCTAATTCTTTATTTCCTACAGAATTAGACATTGGCTGACTGTAATCAGACTGCTGATCTATCATCCCAGCTGCTGCAAGACCTGCTCCAAAAACTGCTGATTGACCTAACCTTTTACCAACCGTAGGAATTGTAGCTCTAGAACCTTCTCTTAGTAACATAGGAACTTCTTTACCTGTTTTACCAACTAAATCTGGAGCAAATTTAGCTTTACCTGCTCTCAAAGCAGCAGTTGCTGCTTCTTGTCCTATATTTCCACCTATACGAAAAGCATCATCAAGATAACTTTGTAATGCAGTTCCTGCTGTTCTTAAAAAAGCTTTTTTTACCGACATCAGACGTTCACATCCTTACTGGGAAACTTACCAGCTACATTTGAATCTACTATAGCATTTCCACTCGCTGCAGGTTGTGATGCTTCTGCATTCTCAGTATCGAAACCAACTGGTTTATCTGACACCTGATCTAAGTTTCTTCTATCTACCAGATCTTCCTTTGCAATTAAAC